AATACGGGGCCGGTTCCGTCGGTAATATCAGCAGCGGGAACAGCCGCCGTAGCGCCTTGGTTATTTACATACACGTCCGCGTTCGGGATGATTACCGCGCGAACGGCTCCCGTCGGGTGCGTGATTGTCTCAGCAGTTGCAGCCGCCAAAACACGGTAATCGATGTATCGGGATGGTTGCAGCGCATCAAAATTCTCGCCGCTTGTTGCTTTCACGCGCATCATTGGTCTGGTTAAGGCTGCCATGTCTTGCTCCTAGTATAAAAATGCCGCACAATTGCGGTTATGGATAACGATTTTCTGCACGTACTCGGCGGACTGTTTGCAATCGGTGTATTGCGGGTGTTCATTTGGGTGTTTCTGCTTGGTTTCCTGCTGTGGCTTGGTCGCAAGTTTCTGAGCGATAAAGTGGGTAAATTTATCTTCGGACACTATTGGCTCCAACCTAACAAGCCCGCCGCCGGGACTGTTGAACCTGCTGCGATAGGCGTCAACAATCCGCGCATACCTGCACCGCCTAATTGAGACATTTGCGGGTCTAGCAACAATCCACGCGATAGATAGTCCCGCATGAAGTCGCTGGTCAAACCTTTAGCGGCTGCATATTTCGGTAGCGCCATCAGATACGCGCCAAGGCTGTCCGCTTGCCCGCGTTGGTAAGTCTGGGAACCTGCTCGTAACTCAGGGAGCGCCTTCCCGAAGTCCGCAATATCTGCCAATGCGCCGCTAATCTTGCCGGTTTTCCAAGCATCGCCAAATTGATTCTGTAGTGCGTTGTATAGCACCTTCGGGTTGACAGTCCCCGATACCTCATCAACCACGTTAGGACGCATCAAAGTCTTGAGCGCCGCATACTGCTTGTTGTTCTCCATCCAAAGGGGCTTATCTGCGCCCATCCCTGCGTTTTCCAGCGCTTTCGCTACGTCCTTTAATTGGCTTGCCGCCACATCGCTCTGAGAGCCTCTGGCGCGTGATTTAAGGTCACTCACCCAAGTAGACAGCAGATCGCCGTCAAATGACTTATTAGCGAATAGATCATCTTTTAGCTTGTTGATAGACGCGAGTGCTTCCGCTTTCCCTGCTGCGTCGCCGGTACTCAGTTTCGCCGCCGCTTTGTTTGCCGCGTCAATAACATCTTGCGTTACCGGCATATTGGCGCGTTGCGTTAGCTTGTTGCGTTCCGCACCTATCGTATCTTTCGCAGCGCCTAGCACCTTGTCTGTTAGACCTTGGCCTGGGATCAAGGGATAGCCGATTGCGTCCGCCGCTTTTTGCGATAACTTGTCGCCGTTATCTTGCGCGAATTTACGCATGACGCCTGCGGAACCCATCGACTGCGACAGCATATCCTCTAGGCTTGCAAGGTATTGATTCCCCGTCACTTGCGAAGGCAGCGTTTTAACGCCGAGATTCTTAGCGGCTGAATTGACAGCATCTAACTTTGCGCCGGTTAGCGATGATTTAGCAGGAGACATAAACCGCGCCGCGAGTTCACCCATGCTACCGCCAGCTAATCCCATGCCCGCATCCTTCAGCGCCATCATTGCCCGTTCTTCTGGGCTTCCGTATGACATGCCGCCTATAGCACCCATTCCGAGAGCAGGTGCAGTAATTCTGCCCAAAGCCGTCGCCTGAGACGCGGGAACAGCCATAGACGGGGCCGCTTCACCGATTCCGGTAGCGAATGGCCTGATCGTTTTCAGGTTGTTATACGCGCCCGTATTGGCTTTGTTTTCAGCGTCTAGCTTATTCAAAGCATCGAACTGTGCGCGAGGGTCTCCAACTCCTGCCCCTTCTTTCGCTGCAATGAGAGAGTTTAGGTATAGCTGCTGCATACCCTTGCTCACTTGGTCGCCAGTTCTACCCGCGCCGATCAAGATTGTTTTGAGTGCGCCGGGGTCTTCCGTCGGTGGTAGTTTGTAGCTTGACGCTTGACCTGCATTGACGGCCATTTGACGCACACGGTCTTGCGGTGTCTTGGGGGCGAAAATATCGTCATAGCCCCCCCCAGACTTCTGCGGGCCGACGCCGGGGAAAATGTCATCATATCCACTCATTTGAATAACGGATTGGAATCCGCCCACGATTGCAGCAGGGTCATAAAGTCTTTACCGTCTGGCGCTGGTGCGTCGATTCGCCCGTATCGCTGTTGCCACGCGCGGGCTTTTTGTGCGACTTCGATTTCGCGCTGATGAATCTTCACCTGCATATCGATCATCGCCTTACGCCCAGCATCAGAGTTCACAAGCCCCGGGACACTGTTCATAAGGAATTGACGGTCAGCGTCAGACATAGCCCCCGGCATACCGCCGCCGGATGATGGGTCTCGGAGGGAAAGCGCCAGCATATTGGCGATAGACGCAGCCGCCTCTTTGTTGCCCATCTTTGGATCAACATCGAATCCGGCAGACTTCGCAAATTTGGCAACTTCTAAGCCGGTTGGGGATAGTTTGTTCCCGTTCACGCCATCAAGCAGTTCGCCCACGCGTTGATACTTGGAGATCAGGCCCGGAGCCTTCATGCCGGACGTTTGCAGATTCTTGTACATCTCTGCACTGTCTTTAGCGGTGTTTTCTTGATAGACCTTATCCGATGCCAGTTTTACCGGGTTTGCAGATACGCCTAATTGAGAGCCGGTCTGCACGCTTGTCCGGCCATCCGGGCCCACTTGCGCGGTGAAGTCTTTACCTGATTTATAGGTGTCCCATACCTGCTGCGGGATACCGGGAGGTGGCGAAGGTTGCCCACCGAGTGCCGACGATGCGAGATCAGAGCGCATCTTGCGGGTAGTTCCGTCTGACTGAGGCACGTCTACGAAGTTATACGGCGCTTTGGCTGCTTCCGTTGCGCCAGTTTCCGCGCCCTTCATTGCTGCGTTCGCCTGGTTAAATCCTGACAGTCCGCTAACTGCCCGCGTGTTCGGGTTGTAATCAAGGCCGGGAGGAATATTAGGGGTAAACTCCTCTTTGCCTGTCATCACGTTCCGATATATCGCGCCTGGGTCGCGCTTAACACCTTCCTGCATCATCTTGGTGATATTCATCAGTGCGGTAGGGTCTTCCTTGCCGATTGCGAATGCTTGCGCAAGATTAAACATGCTCCCCGGATGGAATGCGCCAGCCTGCCCTTGTGGTGGTGATCCTTGCGGCATACCACCTCCCATCTCGGCCATCGGAGGAAACGCTGCGGGCTGAGGTGGCATATCCTGCTGGCCTTGTTGACCAAGCGCCTTAGCTGCTAGATCGTTCAGTGTTTTCGCCTTTCTAACATCCTCTGTCGCTTTACGCTGCTGCAAATCTTGCATCTGCTGCTGCATGGCGCGCTGGTCGAATTGATACCCGCCGTCAATAGCGCCAGACATACCGCCTGCGAGAGCAGCCCCACGATTGCCGGGATTCTTTGCGCTGGCTTGTGCTAGTGCCTGACCAAATGCGGCCAATTGCGCCATCTTGCGCGGGTCGTCAAAGAACCCACCGAGTAGCCCGCCCATTCCGGGAGTATTACCCCCGCCATCGTTCATCATGCCGAGCAAACCGCCGTAGTTATCGCCGCCGTCGTTCATGGTTATCCTAACAATCCGTAATTGACCATCTTGTATCCGCTAGGGTGTACGGCTACGGCATCAGGGAACTTCTTCTCTGCTTCCTGCGCCATCACGCCCATTTGCGTCTTTTGCTCACCTTTGTAGTTATAGGTGTAAATCGGGAGACCTTCGTTCGTCTTGCCGATTTTGTTGATGTTTTCCTTCAGGCGTTTATCGCTCATCATCATCGCTGCGGCCATCGCTGCGGCGCTCACATAGCCCATTGTGTTATCAGGGCGTGGGCCTGTTTGCGTTGTGCTGCCACCTTGACCAAGTAACGGGCCGAGTACGCTTGTGTACTGCTGTAGCGGATTCCACGGCGCGTTGTAGACTTGCTGACCTGCGCCGTATTGACCTTGCAGCCCGCCCAAAATGCCGGATTGACCTTGGTTCAATAGCTGCGCACCGATACCGAGTTGCGACAGGTCTTGACCACGTTGCGCCGTGTAGAAATTATTAGTAGCGATGTCTTGGTTCAGCCCAAGGTTGCCGAGGCCGAGACCTAGATTCCCGTAGCCGAGTTGTCGCTGAGTGTCGGCGTTGTATTGGTTGGTGTTCTGACCTTGTTGACCAAGCATACGAGTGGTGTCCGCGTTGAATTGGCCTAGTCCGAGGTTTCCGGTTCCGAGCATCCGAGATGTATCCGCGTTGAATTGGTTCGTACCTTGGCTTTGTTGTCCGAGGTTCAAATTGCCCATGCCGAGCATCCGCGAGGTGTCCGCACCGTATTGGCCGGTAGCGAGGTTGCCTAATCCGAGGTTGTAAGAATTTTGGGCCTGAAGTCCGCCGAGATTCAGGTTGCCTTGACCAAGGTTATAGCTCTGATCTTGCCCCCTGGCGGTCAAACCTTGTGAACCGAGACCTAACGCAAAGTTGTTAGCATTCGCCCTGTCCTGCGTGTTGATGTTCGCCTGACTGACGTTATAGCCTTGATCTTGGCCCCTTGCCGTCAAACCTTGTGCGCCTAGACCGAGATTGAAGTTATTGGCATTGGCTTGATTCTGGCTGTTTACATTGGCCTGACCGAGCGAGTAAGACTGATCCTGTCCGCGTGCCTGCAACCCCTGCCCACCGAGGCCGAGAGCGTAGTTTTGCTCTGCTGTTCGCGCCGCGGTGTTCGCATTTGCCGAGCCGAGTGCGTAGGATTGATCCTGCCCACGCACTTGGTTGTTCAAGCCACCGAGACCTAATGCGAAGTTCTGATTCTGGCCGGTTGCCTGATTGCCCAACCCAAGCAGGGAGGTCAGCATGTTATTCGACTGCCCAGCGTTGAACTGCGCATTTTGAGCGTTCAGGGCATTGCCGGACATATCGGCCTGAAGATTCCGATTCTGCGCGTTCTCGTAGGATGAAAATAGCGGATTTGCGAGTCCGCTGGAAATGTCCTGATTCAATCGAGACGCCGCGAGACCTTCAGCGATACCTGCGCCCGCGCCACCATATCCGCCATTCAGGAAAGCGCCGCCCTTGATCTGAGGGAGGATGTTTTCGCTAAAGTTGCGATTGACGTTACCCGTGATCGAGTCGATCAACTGTTGACGCGCTTGGTTATCCTCACCGCGCCATGCCTGACCGGAATAGTTCGACTGGGCAATCGGCTTATTCTCGAAACTCTGCGCGTAGGTGCTCGCTTGCATGTTTTGCTGCGACGGCGAGAATTGCGGCAGGTTCGGTTGCTGATATTGCGGCGTCGGCGATTGAAAATCTCCCGTCTGCGCGAATTGCGCTTGCTGCGGTTGTTGATATTGTGGCGCTTGATAGCCGCCCACTTGCCCCAACGTCTGCTGGTGCGCATCAGCTTGTGGCGCTTGATAGCCCGGTAGTTGCGGCAATTCCAATCCTTGCTGCTGCGGATTTTGGTACTCGCGCATGTACTGGCGCGGGTCGAATTGACCGGCCATCGCAGCGTAGTTTTGCGGTTGATTTTGCAGGTTTTGGAATGACGGAACCCCGCCGGTGTTAGCGGGAGGGTTGTTGCGCGGGTCGTTTGTCCCCCACGCAGGTTCACCGCCGATACGAGGGCCGTTCAACGTCTGCGGATTGGTGTCAAGCGTAGGTGTGCCGGTCAGGGTAGGTTTGCTGATCGGATCGCCCGCGCCGGAACCTTGCCCGCCGATGTAGGGAGGCGTTTCACCGCTGCCGGGTTTAGCGATAGACGGTAAAGCCTGCGCGCCGCCAAGACTAGGCGAGTCAATAGGTGCAGGGCCACCGCTTCCCATCCCTTGGGCTAACGGCTTTGGTTGCGTTGTCGGTAGGGCTTGCGCGCCTTGAGGGAACTGCTGCGGCCCCATCTGCGGGCGTTGCTGTCCCCACGGCGAGTTCTGCCCCATTGGACGCATCCCGCCTTGCTGGTTAGCATTGTTTGACATTAGTTTTGCCCTCTTTGCATGTCCATGTATCGCTGCATCATGGCTCTGAATTGTGCTTCTGTCATGTCGCCAGTTGCCGGGGATGGCGTGAAATTGTGCGCTGGCGTCGTTGGTTCGGCTGGCGGAGGGGCAGGAGGTGTCAACGATTGCAGGTTGTAATTCTGCGGTGACGGCTGCTGTGGGGATGGTGAGCGCATCTGCGCCATTTGCGCCATCATCTGCGGTAACTGTTGTGGCCCCATCTGCCCGCGATTGCCTGAAGCCATCGCAAGAGAACGCCCGAATTGACCAAGACCAGATGCGAGTAGCCCGCCCATGCCGCCACCGGCACTACCGCCGCCGTCGTTCGGCGTAAGGCTTCTGCGGCCATCTGTGAACGGATTCCCTGCGGGAGCCGTCAATAGTGAGTTGCCCATGTTCGCCAAATTCTGATTCGGCTGGCGATAGGCGTCTGAACCCAGATAATTCTGGATGTCAGTATTCGACCGGCGCATTTGGTCGTTCATACCGCTTGGGTCTTGCGCACTCGAAATGCTCTGAGCGCGGTCAGTGATATAGGCAATCGCCCGCGCTGCTTCTGGGCTTAGGGTTTGCTGTGTGGTCGTGGTGTTAGTTCCGCCGCCTGACATATTTTCTCAACCTTTCATTTTCAATAGTTACGCCACGGGATTTCAGGTATCTAGCCCATCCTTTGCGGCCTTGTATTTCAAGAGTCGGAATGTCTAACCATGCCGCAACGGCTAACGCGGTTTTCTCAAACTCATCAATCCAAAACTTAAACGTACCCGGTTCGCTCGTAAGCAATCCAAGCAATAAAACATTCTCGCCATCTGGGGCTTTGCTATTCAATAAGGTTGCCGCACCATACGGGCAGATAAGCGCGTACTGCGTGCCTTCGGTTAGCCCCTTGTAGGTGTTTTCCAGCGTAATCGAGCCGTCACCCTTGGCGATAGCTTTCTCGAAATACGGCTTTAACTGTTCCCAATACTGAGGCACTTCCTCAGTTAGGATTAGCCTACAAATGCCCATGCGCCCGCGATTGTGTATCGGTAAATTCCCTCGCCGCTGCCCGGATTCCATGTCGTTCCGTCAGCATAGGCCAATGTCCCGGACTTCGGGTTTTTAGGGGCTGCGTATTGGGGGGTTAGTACCATCGTCGAAAGCGGTTCTTTTGCTCCACGCTCAACAAATCCCAATTCTTCACGGAGCCATCTTGCAAACTCAGGCATCGTCCGTTCAAGCGATGGGGGGATGATTCTAGGTGTATACATCAGTACATACCGCCCGTTATCACGTCCATATCGATAGACTTCATCCGATAGTAACCATCGAACGTAGTGGAAAACTTCCACGCTAGATACGGCCCCATGTCGGTAAACGTATCGACACGCTGGTCTGTCCCCTGCGTAAACGTGCTATTTGGCGTCCAAATTACCGCGCCGTCTGCTGTCTGCTGTGATCCGGCGGCGAAGCTGAATGTCATGCTCGTAGGTGCACCGACGATATGCGGTCTCATATGCCGCATCGCTTTGTACACGCTAGGCGCGTCTAGCTGAAGTCCCGTCCGTTCCGCCATGCTGGTGATCGCTGTTCCGTTGAAATTGGCTCCAACACCAACCAGAAACAGATTCGACCCGCCCGCCAGCATTAAGCGGTTTTCACTTGGGCTGTATTCGTTCGCATCGATCAAGGTATCAACGTAGTCCGCAAGCGTCGAAACGCTATCAATCAGGTTCGCGGAGGTGTAGCTAATCAACCCTTCGCCTGCTGCCGTACAATCCGGCAAATCCATGACGCCGAAAGTATTGTCTGACCAATTCCAAATGATCGCGGCATTACATGACGTTGCCCCAATTTTCGGGTAGCAAATCCACACTTCCTTTCGCTTGGGATGTGAGACCACAAATGAGCGTTTAGAGTAGGTGGTGTCCCATGCTGAAAACAGTAGTTGACTTACGCGCCCATCAAGTAGCGGCTGTGGTGCGCCGCCTGCGTGGGTATATACCTCGCCGTTACCTAATACCAAATGTCCGCCGGGGTATTGCGCGATGCAATTCTGAGAGTGCGCACCGTACTGATTCGCTATCCTCGAAATGCGAAACACATCGGGTGCACCGATAAACTGGAAAGCGTAATAGCTGTCCTCTTTGTAGACGATCATTTGATCGCCCATCGGCATCGCATCTACACAGTGGCCGGGGGAGTCTGCTAAATCCCACGCCCTAGCAAAGTTTGATGCTGCTGGCGTCCAAGTGCTAGGCAGTGTTCCCGCTTCTGCAATGTCTGAGCATTTGACTCTAACAGGGTACTTTGTGCCGCTCTCCGTGAAGTTCGCCGCAAAGATGAAGTTACGCATCGTGCGGATAGCTTTAGCCCGCCAATTCGTGTCCCACCCTGTCAGCGTTGCACAATCTGTTCCGGTATCTCCATTCCAGTATTGGGGTAGGTCTACGCCATTTGTCGCTACAAAAATCCCCGCAAATACGTCCGTAGACCAACGGTTATCAGCGGTTCCGGTGTAGTCGCCACCCGCCGCGCGTGTTATGTCGGTATCGGTAGTGAAGTCCGTTACTCTGATTTTGGTCAGCGTGGGATATACCCAATATTTCGTGCCGTCTGACTTTGTTACCGGCTGGCATCCGTAGGGGCTGCCGGATGTGTTCGGCATCGCCACATAGCCTTCAACACGCTCTAAATACCCGTTCCGGAACTTGATATTCTGCGCCGATGTGAATGCGTTTGGCGGTAGTTCCGAAGGCGTCAGGTCTTTGATGAGACCAATAGCGCCGAGGTCTTTAATCGGGACGATCATTAGCTATACGTCTCGTAATTCATCAGCACGTTGATTTTGTCTGTCTCTGTAAGGCTTGAGCAGACTTCAACCTTGAATGACGAATTATAAAAAATTCCCGACGTTAACTCACACGATCCGTTTGAGTCCGAGCGCCCTACCGCGTAGACGCCAACATCGCTTATGCTAGTCGATGAGCTGGTGCAGTCAAATACGCTTGTACCGTCGATGGTCAATTTGAGGCGAATGGTGCGGGCTGTGGTGTCCTTCGTAATTAGGCCGCAGAAGTAAATCTTTCCCGACCCTGTGACTTGCCCCAATCCGGTAGCAGTTGCCAGCGTGTTCGCTGTCTGCGAGCCGGATGCGTAAGCCTTCAGGTTTGAATTCGCCGTGTTTGCCGTCAGAACCGGAGCCACAGATCCCGCGCTAAAGCGGTTGACAATGGAAATCGGTGCGCGCGATAGTCCGAGGAATTGTGCAAGGTTACTCATTAGAGAATTCTCCAGTCAGTGATTGAACTGTAATAGAGCAGTGTCACCGATGTATTGCCGATTGAAATTGTCATATCCTCAGACAGGCCCATGATGGTTGAACCGTTCCTGCCGACAGTGCTTGATACTGCGGTAGCATTGGTCAAGATCGTCACGATTGAGCCGTTCGTAGGGCTAGACGGAAGGTTTACGGTCAGATTGTTCGCCGTGAGCAAGCATCGCTCAAGGTTGGATAGCGTCTTGTTAATCGCTGTAGTCGTTGCGGTAAATCCTGGCGATGTGACCGAGGCCACCGCGAGAGATACAAATTCGCAAGTAGCCAACTTGGTAGAAGTGTCACCAGTTGTCTGAGTAACGCCGTATGCGGTCGTTGGGAAGGTGTGCGTCCCCGTCCACGTTTGACCGGCGATAGCGCCCTTAGAATCTAGCTGCGTCTGAATCGCTGAGGTCACGCCGTCAACGTAGTTCAGTTCCGTGTGCGTCGCGTTGACTGCGCCGCCAATGTTCGGGAACGAGTACAACACCGCGTATTTGAATGTACGCATGTAGTTGTCTAGCGTGTTCACAGCATCAACGGAGCCATCGGGATAGCTTACGTTTAACGCTGAGATATAGCCGTTTGATTCGACTGGCATGGTTTTACCTTCCTACCATTACCGCAAGGCTTCCGCCTGCGTAAACGTCTTTGTTTTGGTTCTGGAGTGCGTTGATCGCGCCCACCATGCGCCGGTACATTTGCGCCTCTAGTTGCTCGTCTCTCAGGTCGAGAGCAGCCTCTAAACACGTTGCAAATAGGTATACCTGCGGGGCTGCGGTCAATAGCGTGTTAGTTGGTGCGCTTGCCGTTAGCGGTGCAAATGAGGCGTAGTAATCGTGGGTATACGATAGCCCGCCGGTTCCGGCTGTTTTAATCGTGTTGTTGATGATTGTGTAGAAACTAGGGTCATCGCCGCTTGAAACCTTTTCCGCGTAGTTCTGCGGGGAAACGTATCGAAGCGGGTAGGTCGAACCGCCGGAGGTAACGCGGAGGTTAATGGTCTCCAAAAAGCGAGTCGGGAACGCGATAGCAGAATCGGTAATGCTCCCCGTTGCCTGCGATTGCATTGAACGAAGGCGAAGCGGCTTCGATGAGAGCGGGCCATCTTCGCCGTTGTACAGACGTGCTTCTGCCAGCATGACGTAATCAGCGAGGTATGTAGACAGGTCAGACCGCTTCACCCATCTTGCAACGGCTGTCGCTAGTTCTGAGTAGGTTGTAATGCTCACTTCACCGCCTTGGGATGGATTGAGTAATCAAGCGGTTCAGTCTTTATGACTGCAACGCCCATTGATGGATTCTGTAAAAATGAACCGACTACGCGATTCTTGCCGAATAGCCGAATGAAGTCCGGCAAATCCCACCGCCAGTAGTCACTCGGATAACCGTGATAACCCTTGTTCGGGTTCGCTATCGTAATGAGCATCGTACCTTCCGGCTTCAGGATGCCCCACATATTCTCCAACGCACCCTTCCAATCTTGCATGTGTTCTAAAGCGTCAGCACTGCAAACACTATCGAATGACTCAGGGCCGAATGTCTCTAGCAGGTCGGTCGCGTTGCACACTTGATCGACGCCGGGGCCTAGTCCCATATCTACGCCGATTGTTATCGGTAGCACGTCTCTAAGCTGTCCGTTTACGTTACAACTACCAACATCTATCACACGCCCCGTTATGCGTCCTGCGTGCTTCCTAGCGAACTGCAACACTACTTCGTGCACTTTATCGCCTCGATTCGCATGTCTCTAACAGGTTGATGCGTTGTAGCTTCGCATTCCTTCGCAGTGAGGCCGCGCCCTTCCAGCATTTGCGTCAGTTCACCCACCGAATAGCACCAGTGGTGCACCATCGCGGGCGTCTTGTATTTAGGGTCGCCGTACATGCCCCATAACGTGAGGTTGTCTTTTAACGGTTCCCCGCGTCGACTGAAGTAGTCAAACAGCGCCAGAATCTTGTCTAAACACGGAAGCTCTAAAACAAGCAGGCCACCGGGTTTCAGCACCCGAATCCATTCGTCCAGAATATCGTCTGCTTCGTAGCGATAGAAGTGTTCAAAGACGTGGTAAGCGTGTACCTCGTCGGCATAATCATCCGGCAGTTCCAACTTGCGCACGTCCGAAACAATGTCAGGCTGTTTCTTGCACCAGTTATCAGCGAGATCGACGTTGATAAACGGTTTTGGCAAATGCCGATTTCCGCACCCTAAATTGAGCTTAATAGGTTCGCCCATAGCTTCCCAATCCTTTGCGGGCTGTACTGGTATCTAACGTAGTCCTGCGATTGCTTGATGCGTCTGATTGCCTCACCGCGATGCGATAGCGCCCAATCGACGCCAGCGCGGATGTCGCCGAGCCAAATACCGAGATCTGAATAAGCGGGGAGCGGATTAGCAACTACGAACAATCCGCGTCGAATCGCTTCTACTGCCCTGTTTCCAGACTTTGCCATACTCAAGCCGGTAGGGATAATCACTAGTCCGGCCTTGCTAAACGCTTCGTCCATTGCCTTCGGACTCCACATCGTGAAGCCCTTGATCGTGGAAACAATCTCTATTTTCATCCCCGCAAGGCTTGGCAGTTCTCTCTCCAAGTCTGGGGCATTTGTATAGTGACCGTACCACAATAGGGAATCGTGGATGTGCGCCTTGGTCTCGCGTTGTTCGTAGGGGTCAGGTATTACCGTTGCAACCCTTCCGGTCTCCGCTAAGATGATTTTCGCCATCGTGGGAGTCGGGCAGGTTATTGCGTCTGCTTTTTCGCAGGCCAAACGGTAGTGCGCAGAGTGCGCCGAGTGGAAATGGTCGTCAGACATATCGAAAACAATCTTTCCGAATCTGTCCGTTATCGACCAATCCCACCCATGTTTCGAGCAGATGAGTATGTCATCCCCTTCAGGGATTCCGAGCTTTCTCAGTTCTGCTTCTGGTATCGCGCCACGATAACGGGCCGATGCCATTGATTCTTTAAACTTCAGGAAACTAACGCTACTCATCGACGCGGTTTACTTCTGCGTGGTGAGCGTGCCACAGTTCCGCTGAATCGCAATCCTTGTAGTCCTTGAAGCAAGGCGTCCCAATCGTGTAGTGAATCAACGACGCCTCGTCATTCTTCGGGTATTCCATCGCCAGCCAATTCCAAGTAACTGGGAGACCGCCGAGCTTTGAATCATCCAAATGCCGGAACCGATGTAACTCAGCACCAGAAGCGCCTGCTACATACTCAGGCGTCAGCATTTGATTCTGCCAGTGCGAGCAGTTCCACAAGATCAGACTTGACCAGTTCTTTCGGGGATAGTCTTCATTCTTGGCGCCGAGGTACTTCACCGGATGCTTTGTCTTGTATTCATGCTTTACAACCATCGCGGCATATTCTGGCCTGCGCAGATTCCACAGCTTTTCTATGTCGTCATTGCAAATCATATCGCCATCCGCGAAGATCGCCCACCCTTTATAGTGCATCAGGTGCGGGACTAGGAATCGCGCATAGATAAATGCGTTGCTACCGTCGCGCTGTTCGCCAGATAGCGGCGAGAATGAGACTGTCGCCTTGGTGTTACTTAACACCGACTGACAAAACGTGTGATACGCGACGCTCTCTCGCTTATCGTAACCGACAAAAATCGGGATTATCATTCACCCATCTTTCGACTGTTGATTTCCATTCTTCACCGGACTTTTGCCGATGAAGTTTCGATGCGTACCAATGCACCTTTTCCTGCGCGTATATCCATGACGATTTAGCCGGAACCATGATAGTAGCCGGAACGCCTAACGCGCCCGCTAAATGGTGTACGGTGGTATGGATACCGACTACATAATCCAATGCCGCCACAAGCCCTGCTGTGTCATCGTAGTCCGGCGTTCTGGTCGCACGGAGAAACTCTTTCACCGGCAATCCGGCTTCTGCTATCTCATCCGTCGCATCCGTATATTGTAGCGATACATACACCGCATCGACCGCCTGGATCAACGGTCTAAACGCCTCAAGCCCCATGTGCCGACGCTTCGGGTAGTTATGCTTACTGCCACCAGACCAGCAGATGCCGATAACAGGTTTACCGTAACTTTTAAACAGTGACTTCCACTGCAATACCCGTTCTGGGTCAGCTACGAGGTACGGCACTGCCGGACAATCCGCCGGTTGCTTTCTGTACCAGTAGGGCAGTTGCCCAATCGGACAGGATGCGTCTGCTGTTGCATCCCACTCAAGCTCATCTTCCCGGCGGGTTCCGTGTACTTCCGCTTGCGGGAACGAACGGCTAAACAGCCCTTCCAGCCGAGAATCACAGTCAATGACTACCTGTTTGCAATCGTTGATAGCGTCAGGGATACATGAGGCGTACATGATCTCATCGCCTAGACCCTGCTCGCCGTAAAAAATGACTTTCTTGCCTTTGTCTCCATTCCATAGCGGTTCGTCACCGTATGAGACAACCTTGCGAAACTTGCCGCCTAGCGTGAAGCGGTAATCGCTCCAACCTTCAGCCCAATTGCCAAGTCCGAGGTTAGCAAATGCTAGTGTTGACTTGCATCCAACGTGATTCGGCTCTAGTGCAAGCCCCTTGTTCGCGTATTCAATTGCCCGATGCCGTTCGCCTTCTTCGGAGAACGAAAGGGCCAAATTACCGTAGACACCGGCTGTCTTTTTTAGCGTCAGCGCGCGATTAAACGCTGCCCTAGACTCTACGTTCTTGCCCATGCCACTCAGTACCATGCCGAGGTTACTCCACGCCTCAAAACGCTTGGGTTCAATCTCGCATACGCGGCTAAACATCGCGTGCGCTAGACCGTACCGTTCGGCAGATGAGTAAATAGAGCCAATCAGAAACAACGCAAATACATTGTTAGGCTCGTCGTTCAGGATTTCAACGCATAGACCATGCGCCGCATCCGGCTCATCTATGTATATCTGAGTCGCTAGCTTTAGCTTATCGTGCAAGCTGTTTGTCTGAACTGAGGAAATGCTCGTAGCCTTCCAATTTCATTTTCGTGCAGATTTCACGCATTGACATACGATCAAAATCGTATCCCTGCCGAATCCATTTGTGTATCAGGAAATCGGGAACCCATCCTATATGCAGGCGGTTGTTATCGATTCCACGCTTTACATGCCCGTCATCGTTTCTGACGGCTTTCATGATCTCTAAAGCCTCTGTAACGTCCTGCTGATTCTTAACGACCATGATACCGTCGTGAGTGCAACTAAACTCCTGTTGCAACGAACCTTTGCCCAAATTTTCCATTCAAACCGGGGGAAGGTTTCCCCTCCCCCGCCATGGTTACACTACGATCAAGCCAAATCCTGGATTTTTGCACACGAGTCAGGGTTGTCCCCGACCAGCGTCAGTTCGGTAATCAACAGCCCTTTATTCGCGTCGCCGGTTTTCGCCAGTTCCTCGAACTTGATGCCGTCAAGAACCGCCACCGAGATGTAATCCGGGTCAATACACAAGACCGTGGACGACTTCATGTAGCGATTCAGCTTGATCTTATGCTCACCGAAATCGGAGATATAGAGATCAACACCGCCGACAACCATCGACTGCGTTTTGCCAGCACTCGGAACGTAAGAGCCTGCAAACTTGCTTGCACCAGCGAACGGTGCAAACTGCTTCTTTTGCGAGCTATTACACATGATGATGCTAGGATCGCCGCCGTCAGTCCATGCAGCATCCAACGCGGAAACCAACAACGCTTCCGTGAGGGTTGCCGATGCGGTTCCGTCTGTAACTGCTACCCAATCGCCAGACGAGTAGCCCGGGGTCGTTCCCGTGGTGTTAGATGCGCCACCAGCGAGAATACGGTTCCCTGAGATCATCGACTCGATACCAGCCATTGCGCGGGCTGTCTGAGAGCCACCAACGGACGATGCTGTACCGCGAACAAGCGTGTATTCAATGTCGCGTTTCAGCTCTTTACCGTACTTGGCAATCAGGCGCGCGAATTCCTTCGCGCGGCCATACTTCTTCACCGTGTCAGCAGTACGCGAAACAACCAGCGTTTTGCGCAAAATCTGCGTGCGGTTAGAGAGCATCGTTGTCGGCGTTGCCGTGGTGAAGCTGGCGTCATCGCCTTCAACCTGCTTATTTGCTGCTGCGGCTGCGAGAGCGTCAGTCTGCCACTGGTGGTTGGTATTCGTGGCTTTCTTCCGCTTCGCCATCGAATACAAGGGGGTTTCAGTCGGGGAAATATCGTTGATGATATCTTCCACGTCCTCTGCGATACCAATGAGATCAAAGGTATCAGTTGTACCGGCTACTTGTGTCATGATGTTTTCCTATCGTTTTCGGGACAGCAGCCTTTCAATGGCTGTTTCGGCGTCCTCAAGTCGCCCGGAGCGTCGCAATTGCTTGCGCACATCGTCGGTCTTCTTGGCTTCGCTTCCTTGTCCGGTTAGTCCTTTAGCCTTCAGCGTTTTAGGCGCTTCGGCTGCTCGTTTTGTTACGCCGGGCTTTGCGCTTTGCAATTTGTCCCACTGGGCAGCTTTCCAGAGCGTGTGAACTGCTCTAGGGTCGTCGAGTCCGTCTAATTCGTACTCGGCGTAACCCATCTTTTTAGCTGCTGCCAGTAGTTCGGCTTGGGTTTCTTTCCCAAAGCCGGGGATAACTGCTTTCGCTTTCTCAAAGCCCTGCTGCAATCGCTGTTGCTTCTCGTATGCGAAAAGCTGCGCTTGCTGTGATTTCTTTCCGTCGATCTCTTGTTGCTTCCGTACCAATTGGCTTTGGAGCATTGTGAATTGCGCGTTATAGGTCGCCAGTGTCGCGGGGTCGTTCTGCTGGTAGGCGTGTTGCATCGCCAATTCCAACTGACGGACGCCGGACTGTAGCTGACGAAACTCGGCAATATCATCCGAAATGACGGCTTCGAGGTTGCGGTTAAGTTCAAAGAGTTGCCTTTCCTGCGCAACTAGCCTTCGTTCTTCTGCAACCTGCTGTGTCTTTGTGGTGTAGTCGGCTTGGCGAAGGAATGCATCCTTGAGTTCTTTCGGAACGGCCACTTTCTTACCGTCATACTCGATCTCAACAAGTGCTTCTTCGGGTTCCGGGCTTTCCTCGTCTTCGTCGCTCTCATCAGACTTAGGTTGACCTTTCGGCTCCTCGTCGTCAGTTTGCTCCGCTTCTGGGGTTAAAGCACTTTCCAAGCGTTCTTCAATACTGCGCTCATCTGGCGCAGGCGTGCCATTGGATTCCGTATCTGGATTGTCCATTTTTACCTTCTAGGGTGGTGAAACTAAAACTGCTTCAGAGCTTTGCGGGCCTTTTCCAAGGCTGTCCGCTTGATCTGTAAATCGTTTTCCGTGAACTTGCCATCAGCGATTGCGACGCGGAGATTCCCAGTCAGGTCGTCTAACAACTTGTGCATAAGTCTTAGCTCATGCTGTCCTTCGTGGTCACGGATAGGCGTTTGCGCCCATGTCTTCACAATCGCATCTCGCACTGAATTAACGGCGCGCTCAAATGCGGGGTTTTCTAGTAGACGTTCTGCTTCTGCGCCTTCGTTAATCGTCTGCTGGCTCTTGTCCATTGTTTCCAATTGGTTCCGGTTGTTCGCCCATTGACTCAGCTTTTGCTTGAGCAACTAGCATCTGGGCTTGTGCGCTGGCTTGCGCTTTGTACTGTGCGATTTCAATGTCTGCTTGGGCTTTAATCATTGCCACTTCTTTAGCAGACTGTGCTTCCATCATCGCTACTTGTTTCGACAGTTCCATTTGGGCTTGCGCGGACTGCATTGCGATCTGCGCGTCCATTTGGGCTTTCTGCTGCGCCATTTGCATATCAGCTTGCATTTGGGCCTGTTTCATTTGCCCGTCCTGCTGCATTTGCGCCTGCTTCATCTGGCCTTCCTGCTGTAGCTTTTGCGCTACCGGGTCAGGCTGTGGCGGTTGCGGAGGTTGTTGGCTAGGGTCAGTAAGCCAGTTCTGCGTGTCCTTGAAGCCCATCAGGTTGATGTACTTCTCGGCAGCGTGGTACATGTTCTGCGGGTTCACGATACCAATCTGCATTCCTTGTTGCATGAATTGCAGCATCATCGTGATCTGTTGCGCTTGCTGATCCTTGTTGCCCATCCCCAAGCCTACGGAGATGGTCATGTCCTTGCGCTCTTTCCACTCGCGAGGGTCTACCGTTACCCACTTGTTACGAAGGCGAACGACTTCGGACTTTCTCGCGTACTGCCAGCTAAAGCGGTGAACTAGGGTGAATAGCTCCTTCACGCCAGTTTCCGCAAAGAATCGTGCAATCAGTTCAATGCGTTGCTGCGCTGCGTTTTGAATGGCATTAACACCCGTCGCCGTCTTGTTCAGCGAACGGGAATCCATGCCTTGATTGTATTTAGTAATGCCGGTGCGGTTCTCTCGTACCGTGTCCATGTACTCGATCATCTGGACGGCTTCGCTGCCGCCTTGAGGATTCACCAGCGGCATGATTGCACCGCCGGGATCGCCTTGCACGCGGACAATGCCACCCGGACGCGATACGAGCATATCTTCTAGGTTGACGCGCGTTACGTCGATAGCGTGGCGTCCGTGGTTCCGTAGGTACTGCTGGTCTAGGCCATTGCGCAATAGTGTTGTGCGGATGTCCTGAATCTCTTTCACCAAGTCCGCAATTGAGATACCTGAGTGTTTATGCGGCACTCGAATTGCTACCAGCGAGGCAATCGGGATAACTTCCGCCGGTTCTTGCAACAGAATATCAGTGCCGACTACGATCAAATGCTGTAATTCTGCTATGCCGTCTTCGTTGCTATCGTACCGACACCAGACTTCGCGGGTGCGGACACGTCTCGAAGCAGGGTCTAGCGATTCCTCACGGTCTAGGTTGAAATTGTCATGTGCGCGGCGCTCTAGGTCGGCATTGTCGAAGCTCATCCCGCTTTCGTCGGCTATATCATCGTCAACATCTAAGCCCATCTCGCGAAGTTCTGAGAGTGACTTCATCTCCCAATGCTCAACAAATGGCGAATCCATGACGCTAACGCCACGGTGCGTGCTCGATACCTTCACCGTCTCAGGGCGCAGGTTTTCAATCTTAACGCAGGGATAATTGCCCTTCTTGCGTAGCTGGATGTTGTATTCAATCCCTTGCGCGCATGGGTAATTCTCGCTGGCAACGATCTCAATATCGGGCTGTTGTGCGAGCATTGTCAGTTCGTCTTCGCTCAGGCCCTTATAAGTCTCGGTAGCCTCGCCTGCTTCGTTCTCTACGCTTACTTTGACGTACCCGTTCTTGAGCAACAGGACGTCTTTAATCCAATCGTGGAAGACTAGAAAGCCTTCGTTCCGCTGCATAACCAAGTAATTAACGTACTCCGATTCCTGCTCGGCTGCGTCAACGTCTTCAGGCCCGCGCGGTTCAAATTTCACTACCTCATCACCGCCGACGAATACCTTCAGCAGCGAAGGCATCATCCATTCGACAGTATCGAACGTATCACGGAGGACTACCTGCGAACGGCCCTCAATCTCATTTCCGAGGGGGCTGTTTGGTTGATAGTATTGGAGCGCTGTCTTGCGTTCGATCTCGATATTCTGTAGATCGGCCTGCCTCTCCTCGTCCTCGATGAAGGCTAATAGTTTGTCGTTGCTGTCCATTGGTTTCCAGTGTTTGAATTCGGGTGTCCAGCACGTTTATCTGCATTCGCAGCTCTTCCAGCGCGCGGAGGAATGATGCGCTCATACAATCCCCATGTCCGGGTAGACTAACTTCTGATCGCCCATCGTTTCATTTGTCATACGGTCAGCGACGATAGCCAAATAGCGGTAACAGTCTGCCCCGTGCGAGTTCTCATCGTGCAACGGTGCGCCTGCTTCGTTCGTGGTCGCGTTTATAGCCCGTCGGTAGCGCTTCAGGCTGTCTACCAATCCCGTTGCTTTCTTGTCGAAATAGGTGCGGTTCAGCGCCATCCTAGCGGCCTTAATGCCTGCTTCTACCGGCACACTCGGCACTATCTGCACCGAGCAGCCTAGCTTGGTCAGTATCTCTTTGGCCGACTTGCCTGTCTTGTAGTCTTTGTGGTCGCCATCGTGCGGAACGTAGTCAGTCCCCCAATTCAACCTTTTGCCTTTAAGCTCGGCAACGTAATCGTCCAGCGTCCGATGCGAGTCCTCAAGGTAGTCGATAACCCTAAGCTCAGACCGTACTTTCTGCACCAGTACAATCGCCATCGAATCATTCCAGCCTAAATCCCAGACACGGTGAACCTTCAGCATCGGGTCATATGGCACGTTGCACAGTCGCTTTTCGTCGGCCAGCTTGCGCATCTCTTTCAGGTAGATAGCACCCTGCACCGCAGGTCTACACTGTCCGCCCCAGATAACCTCGGCTTCGTCTGGGTCACGTCGGTAGAGATCGTCCTTCTCGTCAACTAAGACTTTTGGGAACCACGGGTTATCTTGCCACCCCATCTCTATTAGGGTTGCGCCTTCTGGGGGATCGGATACAAATCGCTTATAGGTCTCGTCCGTATCCAATTCAGGATTGAACGTCACCCAAATCTCTGAATCGGGCTTGCGGATGGTTGGTATGAGGATTTCCCAACTCTTTTTGGTCACAACCTGGGCTTCCTCAACCCAACAAATGTCCACACCTTCGTATGACTTGATGGTCGTTACGTTCTGCTGCCTGAGTCCGGCAAAATTAAACTGTGTGCCGTTCGGCGCGAATATGGTCGTTTCTTGGACTGTGTAAATGTTCTCCAGCCCTAGTGCGCTGATCTGATCCTTTAGTAACTGGTGAACTGACTCAGCGATAGACTTTTGCGTTTCCCTAGCGCACAAAACGCGAAGGGGCTTAGATGCCCCTAGTATCAATAGTGCCCTAGCTACGCCCCAACTCTTAGCGCCGCCCCTACCGCCGTACAATACTTTATAGCGGCTAGGTTTGAATAGCGGCTCAAGTTTCTGCGGGAACTGTGCTGTTGACAAAGCTAATTGTTAGCAATTGTTCGACTGGGCCACCTTCGCTGCCGGTTAGCTCCATGCTTTGCGCTGCTTTACCGTCAATCCTGTCGCCAAACTCTTTGAAATATCCTAACTCTTTGTTTTCAAAAAGGCACGCGACGAATTGATCTGCTGCGGCGTCTATCCCCATCATCAACTCTGAGCGTTCGCCGTTAGCGTCTGGGTCGGCTCCAGTAACCCTGCGGGCCATAGCGCGTTCGAGGGCGCTTTGCCATCTTTTCGCTTTCCCGTGGTTATTGTTTCCTAATGGCGCTGGCATTTTGTTACCTATCTGGGTTTATGGGTTCGCGTTGCGATTATCCAACTGTGTTGTATTAACACCACACCACATACTTTGCGATGTATCTGTTCTCGCAATGCTCTTTCTGTTCGTGCCAGCGTTTGAGCCACCACGCGAAATAGGGATGATTCGATTCCGGCAGCTTCAGGCGGTACTTTTTGCCGAGCGCTTCGACCTCTTTCGTGATGTCCCAGCCGTTGTAACTGATTCTGTTGATGGCGTTTCCTCGACCGTTTCCAGTTCCGGCGAATTATCCCGGTTCCCACAATACCCGCATTTACCAGTAATGCTTACCGCAGCGCGGCTGCATTGTTTACACGTTGATAGCATCGATGTCCTTTGGTTTCCAGCGCGGAAACTGTGCGATAGGCACGTCGGCCTTGGGAGGGTAGATCGCAGTCCCGCGCTGGATTGGATGTGCGCCATTTACAACTACGGCACACTTAACACGCAATTTCGCACGAAAGTAACCTAGCGACAATACATTTTAGGTTACGTTTTTAGGGTTTTAGGTTACTGTGACGATTCCCGCAATTAGCCGTTACTTTTTAAGCTTGGCACGGCATGCCAGCGACAGCTACCGAAATGAATGAAGGGGCGATAGTTGCTACCGATTGCGGGCTTGTATCTATCAGTCATGGCAGTATGGGAAGGCCAAGCCCCCTTACAAATCTATGCTTTACCTGTTTTCACGCGCCATGCGTATTGCTTCGATACTTTAGCGACTTGCGCTATCGCGCTGAGACCGTATCCAAGTTCAATTAGCTCTACTACCTTTGGCTTACCTGTTTTCTGGTCGCCTAGCGCTGTCAATAGCGCGTGTTCCGCATCTGCGATTAGGTAATCTACCCGTTCCTGCTGATCTCTGCGGCCTTTTTGGATGTCAAACACTGGCTCGACGTATTTATGCTTGAGCGCGGCTTGCTGCATCGGCTCAAGACATTTGATCTTGTCGGATATGAACTGCGCATCTGCCTCAAATATGTGCGGCCTTGGCGGTTCTGGCGCAGCTTCTACGTCGCCATATCCGGCACTGAGATCGCTTGCTTTGGCTCCGGCGAACATGGGGGACATATGCGGGAGTCCGCGCGGCTTGCCTAGACCTACGCGATTCCAATTTCCCCAGTTCTCAAGTCTCTGAGCTAATGTCATGCGTTCACCTCGATATTTTCAGCCTGCCATGCCTGAATCATTGTAATCAGGTCGCCCATCTCCCGCCTGCTCATATCCCGCGTGCGCCAGCCTAGCAAAACAGGTTCGCCCTCGATTCCAGGCAATACCTTTGCGTTGCGCCCGTCAATTTTACGATACGCTGCGACAAAAATGGACTTTAGATCGTCTAGGTCGATAGCGAATCCATGCCACTTCCAGCCTAGCTGCGTGCCAACTTCGGTTAGTAGGGCGTGCAGCATATCGTTCTGGTCACGGCTTCGCTTCGGCTCCCGCACCTCGACCACATAACCGGCTGGCGCGTCTTTGACGGCTTGTGCGGCTCTTTGGCGTGCTGTGTCATGCGCGAGAATAAATATCAAAATAACTCCACTTGCTCTATCGCCCGGTAATGCTTACCTGCGCACACCGGCCCACCTACATTGCTACTGCTCGTTACTATCGGCACACCTGCCTGCTTGCTCAGTTCACCGCACACGATCAGGCCTCGGTCTCCGAGCCATTGGTTTAGCTTTTCGGACTT